CGGCACCATCAAGCCGGTGTCCGGTGGCCGCACCATCCTGCAAGAGCTGGAATACGCTGAGAACGTCACTTATCAGCGCTATTCGGGCTACGAAGTCCTGAACATCTCGCCCAGCGACGTGTTCACCTCGGCTGAGTTCGACTGGAAGCAAATCGCTGTCAACGTGACCATGAGCGGTCTCGAGCAACTGCAAAACTCCGGCGTTGACGCCATCATTGACCTGCTGGCCTCGCGTATCAAGAACGCGGAAAAGACCATGCAGAACGGTGTGGCTGAAGACCTCTACTCGAACGGCACGGCTTCGGGCGGCAAGCAAATCGGTGGCCTTCAGCTTCTCGTGGCTGACGACCCCACCACTGGCACCGTCGGTGGCATCAACCGCGTGAACTGGAATTTCTGGCGTAACCAGAAGTTCCAAGCGACCTCGGACGGTGGTTCGGCTGCCTCGGCTGCCAACATCACCCGCTTCATGAACAACCTGTATCGTAAATGCTCGCGCGGCACCGACAAGCCGGACCTCATTCTGTGCGATGACAACTACTTCGCATTCTATGAGTCCTCGCTGCAAGACATCCAGCGCATCACCAACCCGAATGAAGCGGACGCCGGTTATGTCTCGCTAAAGTTCAAAGGCACCGACGTGGTGTTCGACGGTGGTTTCGGCGGGGCTTGCCCAGCCAACCATATGTATATGCTGAACACCGGCTACCTGCACTGGCGCCCTCACAAGGACCGCAACATGGTTCCGCTGGAAGAAGTCCGTTCGATCAACCAGGACGCTATGGTCAAGCCTATCGTTTGGGCTGGCAACCTGACCCTCTCGAACGCCTTCCTTCAGGGCGTCCTGTTCCAAACCTGATCCCCTTAGAAAGGAGACATTAAAATGGCTGCTACAGCTGCTACGGTCTTTGCGACCATTCCGCTTGCGGGGATTGATCTGGACGACAAGTCCTCGACCCCTGCGTTTGCCGTCAACCTTCGTGTTTACGGCAATGATGGCCGCAATCACATCTATGCGCGGGCTTCGGAGGCTCTGTCCTCGACCGAAACCATCAAAATTGGCACCAACGGCTCTGCGTCGTCGGATTCCGGTTCGGCTGGTTGGACCGCCAATACGACTGGTGGCGTTGCTGCTGGTCAGTATTTCTGGGCCAAGCGCACCGCACTCTAAGCCTCTCGCCTGCCCTAGCCTCCACTGGGGTTAGGTGTTAGCTTAACGGCCTCCGGTTCCGACTGGGGGCCGTTTTGCTATGGAGGTAGCATGATAAACGTCGTCAGCGTCCGGGTCGGGGACAAATACCCGATAGAATACGTCATCAAGCTGCATGACGGCATTGCCCGGCATCTGGACGAAGAACAGCGCCATTGGTGCCTGACTGACAGGCCGGACGAACTGCCAGAGGGCATCACGGCTATCGCGCACAATCCCGATCTGCCGGGCTGGTGGCAGAAGGTCTATCTATTCTCGCATGAAATGCCGTGGTCATACGGTGATGAAATCCTTTACATGGATTTAGATGTTTGCGTGACGGGACGCCTTGAGGGACTGCCGCAAGGCATCATCAAAGACTGGCATTGGCCAACCTATAACAGCTCGGTGATGCGGTGGACGGACGGTCAACACGCGGCCATCTGGGACCGTTTTACGCTGGACGTAATCGACCGCCCCACGGAAAGCCTGCAAGGCTTGCTGCCTAAAGGCCAAGTGAACGGCGGTGACCAAGAATGGATTAGCCAAGTCAGCGCATGGGAGACGTTCCCGCCTGATATGTTCGTCTCATACCGGAATGCGGTGTCGTGGCCACCTGAGACGGCCAAGGCGGTGATATTCCACGGCGACCCGAAGCCGCATGAAGTGACGGAAGGGTGGGTGCCGGGCGTTTGGCGTGTTGGCGGTTATACGGCCATGCCAGAACTAAAGGGCATGAACGTCACGCATGACTTTGCCTATGCCAACGTGCGGACAAACGTGCAGCGGGATTTGGCGTGGTTCTCCGGCTTTGGGGATCAGGACAAGGCGTGCGTCATTGTTGGTGGCGGTCCTTCGCTTGCGGACGGTGTGCAGTCCATCAAAGACCATCGCAGACGTGGCGCAAAGATTATCAGCGTCAACAATGCGATGCGGTATCTGATCAAGCACGGCTTAACGCCAGACGGTCACGTCATGCTGGATGCAAGGGAAGAAAACCTGCACATGGTCGAGGATGCGCCAATGTCCGTGCGCTATTTTCTCGCTTCTCAGGTTCATCCGTGCGTGTTTGATGCTCTTTCGGGGCATGATGTTGTTCTGTGGCACAACGCGATGGGTTCCGGTGATGAACTTATGGACATCATCAAGCCGTGGTTTGACGAAGGCCCAGACCAGAAACCGTGCGTTCTAGTGCCGGGCGGTGGCACTGTGGGGCTTCGGGCTATCAATCTGGCGTGGTTGTCTGGTTACAAGAAAATACACCTTTATGGTTTCGACAGTTCGTATGCCGAGGGTTCACACCATGCCTATTCGCAAAGCCTGAATGACGGTGAAGCGACAATGGACGTTGTGCTGGGTGACAAAACATACACTTGCGCCCGGTGGATGATTAGGCAGGCGATGGAGTTCCAGCAGCAATTTTTGTATTTGCGCGACCGTGGCGTGAAAGTCATTGCCCACGGGAGGGGTCTCATTCCTGACATGGGAAGGTTGCTCGCATAATGCTCGTTCTTGGCCTTCTCGCCGTTTGGCTGCTGTGGCTGCTAGTCGTTGGCATCTTTGTGAACACGCGCCGATGAGCAGTCAGTATCACGAACGCAACGACAACGAGCGGCGCAAGGCGTGGGCAACGCTCAAATGGTATCCTGAGCGACTGACGGACGATGACCGTGCGTTGCTGTTGCTGGAAGAACCGGACTTTTATTTTCCGGTGGATGCTCAACGGCACCTTTACGATGAGAAGGGTTTTGCAAAATGAAACAGATTGATGGGCTTTGGTGGCCTGATTTTGACGTTCGGTGCCGTAACGCGGTGGTAAGTGAGTGCGCCGCTGCAATGCCTGTGGTCTTGCCATTGGTGAAGGAAAAGCGGGTTTGCGTCCAAGCGGGCGGAAATGTTGGCGTCTATCCGCTGGCTCTGGCGAAGGTGTTTGATCACGTCATCACATTTGAGCCTGATGCAGACAACTTCGACTGCCTCGCAGAAAATGTGGCCTTAGAGAACGTAATCTTGAACTACGCTGCTCTGGGCGCGACGGCAGGGATGTGCGGAATTCTCCGCATCGATACGGACAACTGCGGTTCACACAAGACCCTGCCGGGAACAGTTGTCCCGGTTCAGACGATAGATAGCTTGGGTCTCGACCAGTGCGATTTGATCTGGTTAGACATCGAGGGCGCAGAGGCAGATGCCATTAAAGGCGCACTAGCGACAATCGAGAAGTTTTCGCCTATAATCGTGCTTGAAGAAAAAGGATTAGGCCCGAAAGCCGACATCCCCGGTTATTCTCGCGTGATGCGGATTGGCAATGACACTGTGTATCGGAGGACATAGATGGATTATGTAGCGCCAGACGGACGGGACCGGATCATTCCGCGTTTCCATATCAAGCCGGTTCGCAACAATTTCTTGTCGGAAAAGGAAGGCCGCGAGGTCTGGACCGACGTGGAGTATGTCGAGCTTATCGTTCCCGGCGACAACAAGAACATTGTTGACGTTGCCGTGAAGGACGAACACCGCGAGCGGTGGCCCACCAAATACGCTGCGTTCAAGGCTAACATGGAAGCCCCTGAGAGCGGCACACCGCTAGAGGAATGGGCGGGCGTGGGGCGCAGTCAGGTGATTGAGCTAAACAGCGTTCACATCCGCACCGTTGAGGCTTTGGCTGGCCTGTCTGATGCCCAGCTTGCCAAATGCGTTCCGATGGGTGGTCAAGCCCTTCGCGCTAAGGCGCAGCGGTTTATTGAACAAACGGAGGCTGAAAAGCCGCTTGCTGAAATGACGCAGCGCATTCGTGAGCTTGAGGAAAAACTGGCACTGGCACTGGAAGCCAAAACTGAGAAGGAAGTGGCATGAGCGGTCTTGAACGCGACGTGATGTATAAGCCCGGTGCTACCTTCTACAAGGAAGGCAAGTTCCTGATGTTTCGCTTTCAGGCCGATTCGTCGTCGGTCATTGGCCCGCGTGTAGCTACAGACGCGGACAAGGCGGCGCACGGCGCGGAATATGATATGTATCTCAAGACGGCGTTCAATAACGCGCCGATTGAAGCGTTTGATCACGACGGGGTGGATGGTCCCGGCGGTGTAGCCCAGCCTGTCAGCGACGACCAAACGGACGTTGTGGCGGTTCCTGAAACCATCCCCGCCCCTAAAAAGCGCGGGCGTCCTGCGAAAGCCTAACCAATGGCCATGAACCTTCTTCAAATCGTCCAAAGGGCCTGCCGTCTTTTGTCGATTCCAGTTCCTACGGAAGTGGTGAACTCGACTGATGCTCAGGTTCAGCAGCTTTACGCCCTAGCCAATGAAGAAGGCGACGAACTGTCAGGCACCTACGATTGGCAAGTGATGCGAAAGCAGCATCTGTTCAATACGGTGGCCAGCGCGGTGCAAGCGAGCGCAGTTCCGTCTGATCTGGACCATTTCATCGCCAACTCGTTCTTTAACAGGACGACAATGCGTTACATTTACGGGCCTATTACCCCGCAAGAGTGGCAGGCTATCCAAGCGCAGCCCCAACTCAATCGCGTGTTTCTGGCGTTCATTGAGCGGGACGGTCAGTTTCTGGTGACGCCGACGCCCGCCGCCGGGGAGACGATTGCTTATGAGTATATCACGACAAACTGGGCCAAATCGGCTGCCGGTTCGGCGCAATCGTCATTCCTTGCTGACACCGACCTGACGTATCTGGATGACAAGCTGTTTCCGCTTGGCCTCCGCTGGCGTTTCTTGAAGTCTAAGGGTCTGGATTACGCGGAGGATTTCCGCACCTATCAAGGCGAGCGTAATCAGCGCATGGCCCGAGACGGCGGGAATACCGTGATTGATAGCACCGGCGGCAATTATTATGGTTGGTCCACAAACATCCAGGAAGGAAACTGGCCCGGATGATCTACGTGCAGATGAATGGCGGATACAAAACCCTGATTGACGATCAGGACGCCGATCTAGGTTGCTACAAATGGCGCACATCGTGCCTTAAGTGGGGGCCTTATGCCTATCGCGAGGAACCGATGGTCAAAGGGGTGCGCGGAAAAAGCGTTTCCCTGAGCCGGACGATTGCCGCGCGTATGGGTTTGCCGGTCGAGGACCGTAGCCTCCAGGTCGATCACATTAACGGAAACCCGCTGGATAACCGTCGCGCCAACCTTCGCATGGCGACGCCAAGCCAAAACAGCATTAATCAAAAAGACCGCGCCGATAACACATCGGGGTTCAAGGGTGTCCATTACGACCGCTCGCGCGGAAAGTGGATGGCGTTTATCGGCCAAAAGCCGTTTAAAAATCTTGGCCGTTTTGACACGTTTGAAGAAGCCAAAGCCGCGCGGCTTGCCGCTGAGGCCGAATGGTCTGTTGCCCCGCGTAGGGGAACGGCATGATCCTGTTCGTCACCATTTCTGACACCAAAAACCAAGAGACGCAGCGCAAGAAGATTAACGCGCTGCTGTCGGTGTATGCGCCGGGCTATGGTTCAGCCTTGCCAGCCGCTGCG